GAAAAGCCGGCAACTGCTGTGCAGGCGGAGCTACAAAGACTGCAAGAGCAAACCGGCAAGTCAGTAGAGGAAATTATCGCAGACCTTCAATCTGGTCGGTTGATGTCTGACAACCGTACCTTAATGATTGCATTAAAGAACATTGTGTCAGAAGGCGGAGAGTCTGGCCGCAGTGTATTAGAGCGAACTCAGGCTCGTGCAGGCGAAACAGCAGATATTGCTATGCAGGGTCTACAGCGAGAGCTGGCGCCAAATATGGACGAGAATGTTATAAGATCAATGCGCCAAACTGATGAGCAATTGAAAGCCGCAGAGCGTGAGGCATACGGATCTGTTTTCGGGGCCAACCAATTTGTTCCTGAGTCCGTAGCAAATGAAATGCTTCGAGCCGCACAGGCAATGCCGGACCTTGCCGAAGAGATAATGACCCGCTACAAGGCAGAAGGCAGAATCGTTCCGCCATTTAAGGTGGCCGATAACGGAGAGCTACAGTTTGTTCGGGCGCCTTCATTGGAAGATGCAGAGATTATGCGCCGCACGCTAAATGATCGTGCTACGTCATTGTATCGGGGCGGACAAGGCACAATGGGCGAGGTTGTCTCTCAGATCGAAAAGAATTTGAGACGGAGCATTGATGAGCTGTCTCCACAACTACAGGCTGTAAGGCAGACCGCCGCCCAGACCAGAACAGGCAGAGACGCATTCGATGCAGGACGCAAGGCCTTGTCAATGAATGTAGATGAGCTTGAACTGCTAATGGAATCATTTACGCCGGAGGCCGCAAAAGCGTTTAGGGCCGGCCTAATGGATGCGATTCGCAACAAAGTATTGAGGCAAGGGACGACACTTAAAAACCTTGCAAACGAAGATGTGCAGTTTGGTCAGGTTTTGAGAACAGCCCTAAGCGACAGAGATGTCTCTCAGCTAACAAGACAGCTTGAACTTGCCGGTGAAACCGCAGATGTAGCAAAAGGAATTCCAACAACGGCCGGTAGCCCCACATCTCCATTGGCGCAAGAGCGCGCCAGAGCTGGAATGAGAGGTTCCATGCAAGACGTTGGCCGAGTAATGGCAGGTGACCCGACAATCGTTGTTGATATGTTAGATCGCTTATTAAGACGAGATCGTCCCACATTAACAGATCAGCAAAGAATGCAAGTCGTCGAGGTATTGTTCTCGCGTGACCCAGAAATGGTACGCAGGGCATTAACTAACGAGACAGCAATGTCTGAGCTTGCCGCTATGGCCGGACAGGTGGCAGATGCTTTAGTGTCTGGCGGTAGAACTGCTGGTACAATACAGGCTACGCAAGAATCTACTGGCTTACTGCCAAATGTTGAGGGCAAATAATGAGACCAGAACCAAAAGACTTAGGCGAAATCGAAGGCATTGCCCGAGAGGCCGTGAACGATGCGGTTGATTTTGTTGAGTCAGAAATTGCTGAAGACCGAATCAAGGCCCAGAGATACTTTGACGGCGAGGTCGATATCGGTGAAGAAGAGGGCCGGTCAAAGGTTGTAGCAACCAAGATACGCGACACCATACGGGCGATCAAACCTTCACTGCTACGTGTATTCCTATCGACCGATAAGCCGGCTGAGTTTGTTCCTACAAACCCAGAGGACGTTCCTGTAGCAGAGCAGGCAACGCAGTATGTTAATTACCTTTTCAATGAGGTTGGCGGATACCGAATCCTAAACGACTGCTTCCACGATGCGCTTCTGAAGAAGGTCGGTATTGCGAAGGTCTACTGGGACACTTACACCGAGTCCGAGACATACGACTACACTGATCTAAACGAACAGGAATACATGGCCATCGTTAATGACGAGAACGTTCAGATCATTAGCGAGACACAGACCATTAAGGCTGAGATTGACGAAATGGGGATGCAGATCGAGGCGCCCTATTATGATTTAAAAGTCTCGTACCAGACCGAGAAAGGAAAGCTGTGTGTTGAGTCTATCCCGCCTGAAGAGTTCTTTGTTGACCGTAACGCGAAGTCTATTGAAGATGCTTACGTTGTTGCCCATCGCACTGAGATGCGCGTTGGTGAGCTTGTGGCTATGGGTTATGACTTTGATGTTGTTTCTGATCTTGGCGGTCTCGGTCATTCTGATACCTTTTCAGAAGTTGAGAGATACGAGCGCCGAGGCTATGAGGAAGACTACTCGGACGAGGACGTACAAGACCCTTCGATGAGAATCGTTGCGGTGACCGAAGCGTACATGAAGATTGACGTGAACGGCACCGGCGTACCCGAGATGCACAAAATCCTGATGGCTGGATCGAACTACAAGGTGCTCGATTACGAGCCTTGGGGCGATGTTCCGTTCGCCGTGTTTGAGGTTGATCCAGAGCCGCACACGTTCTATGGCCGGTCGATTGCCGACATCCTATTCAACGAGCAGGACACGGCCACTGCGATGCTTCGCGGCATCCTAGATAACGTTGCCCTGACGAACAGCCCAAGAACCGAAATCATTGACGGAATGGTTAACGTTGACGACCTGCTGAACAATGAGATTGGCGGCGTTGTTCGGGTGAAACAGGCCGGCTCAATTCGGGAGCTGGTAGTCCCATTCATCGCAGGCCAGACCCTTCCTGCCTTGCAGTATTTCGACCAAGAGATCGAGTCAAAGACCGGCGTTACAAAGGCCTCAACCGGACTTAATCCAGATGCCCTACAAAGCACCACCGCTACGGCTGTAAATGCCACGATTCAGGCGGCGGCAGGTCAGGTCGAGGTAATCGCTAGAAACCTTGCAGAGGGCGGAGTAAGGCGCCTTTTCCGGCTTATGCTGAAGCTTGTGGTTGAGAACTCAGACGACCAGAAGATGATGCGCCTGTCTGGCCAGTTTATCCCCGTAGATCCACGCATGTGGAATACAGGAATGGATGTATCTGTAAACGTAGGCTTGGGTACTGGTCGAGAAGATCAGCGCATGGCGGCCCTTAATCAGGCCTTGGGCATGCAGATGCAGATCTGGCAGGCATACGGCCCAATGAACGGCCTTGTCACAATGACACAAATCAGAAACACTCTGGCGGACATGCTTGCGATCAATGGTGTACGTAACGCAGATCGTTACTTTAGCCCAATGAACCCACAGACCGAGCAAATGCTATTAATGCAACAACAGCAGATGGCGGCACAGCAGGGTCAGCAGTCAGATCCAAATCAGGCTTACTTACAGGCCGAGCAAATAAAAGCACAGCAGAAAGCGCAAACTGATATGATGAAAATTCAGATTGAAGCGCAGAAGGCTTTGGCGGAAGATGACCGCAAGCGCGATGAGATGGATCAAGATCTATTGATCAAGGCGGCAGAGATTATCGGGAAGTACGGTACAGCCGTAGATGTTGAACGTATTAAGGCACTGCAAGCAGAGCCAAGATACCCACAGCAATCACCTGCTCAGGCAGTGGTTGGAGGTAGATTCTGAACGTAAAAGAGAAGGCCGCCGCAGTACGGCGACTCGTCAATGACGAAGTGGTACAGGCGGTCATAGAAGAGATTAAGAATGAACAGATATCTGTCTTTCTTAACAGTGGGTCGGATATAGACGACCGTGAACGCGCTCATGTTATAATATGGGCGTTAAACAAGATCGAGGATAAATTCCAATCCATTTTAGCGGACGAAGCTATCCATGATCGTAATGAAGAGAAGAGGAAATCAGGACCGTGGAAACGACTGAAACTCGGCTAGACGGCACTATTGAGAGTGCTATTGCGTCACTAATTCAACCTGAAGAGCCAGAGGCCGAAGAGGCCGAGTACGAAGAGGCTGAGCAGGAAGAAGAGGAGACAGAAGAACCCGAAGCAGAAGACGATTCCGATGAGGATGAGTACGAAGCTGAAGAGGACGAAGAAGATTATGAAGAGGACGAAGAGAATTCGGCCCCTGAGCTATACACCGTTAAAGTTAACGGCAAGGAAGAGCAGGTAAGTTTAGAAGATCTCAAGCGTGGTTATTCAGGTCAACAGTACGTCCAGAAGGGTATGCAGGAAGCCGCGAACTTGCGAAAGCAGGCAGAAGAGGCTTTTAATGCTTTGATGGCTGAACGCCAACAACTGAATCAGTTTTACCAGCAGGTACAAAGTGGTCAGGTTGCGATGCCACCAAAGGCGCCAGACAAGTCTATGTTCGAAAGCGACCCCATAGGTTTTATGGAAGCTAAGATGAAGTATGACGAGGATGTGCAGGCCTTTGAACAGCAGAGAGCGCAGTTGCAACAGATAATGCAACAGCAGACGCATGCAGAAAAACAGGCCCAGCAGGCCTTTTTGCAACGCGAGCTGGAGCAGTTGAAGGTAGCAGTTCCCGAGTTTAGCGACCCTAATCAGGCGTCTAAGCTTCGAGAGCAAATGCTACGAACTGGGCAAGAGGTATACGGCTACTCGCCAGAAGAGATCGGCATGGTTATGGACCACCGAGCACTTCGAGTAATGCGGGACGCTATTAAATACCAAGAGCTGATGAGTGGTAAGCAACAGGCCAAGAAGACCAAGGTGGCGCCTAAAACGCGACCTGTCAGGGCTGGTGCAAAGAAAACCGATTCAAATGTTAAGGCGGTCAGAGAACGTAAAAGTAAACTGAAACGATCCGGTAGCATAGATGATGCTCTCGGCTTAATACTAAACGCTTGATGAGGTAATTTACCATGGCACAACCTACTAACACTTTTGACAGCTATGATGCTGTCGGTATCCGCGAAGACCTTCAGGACGTTATCTACGATATTTCTCCCGAAGAAACTCCCTTTTATTCTGCTTGTAAAAAAGTAAAGGCAAGCAACACTTTCCACGAGTGGCAGACTGATGCCCTTCGTTCGTCTGCGGCTAACGCACACATCGAAGGTGATGATACTGCCGCTGAAGCACGCACAGCCACGACCAGACAAGGGAACTATACTCAAATTTTTAAAAATGCGGTTAGTATTCCTGACACTGACGAAGGCTTGAAGAAGGCTGGCCGTGCGGCGGAGATAGCATACCAGACCCTCCGTATAGCAAAGGAGCAGAAGCTAGATATTGAGAAGGCACTGTTTGACAACAACGCTCGCGTTGCTGGCAACTCTACCACTGCTCGTGAACTTGCAGGCGCTCCCACTTGGTTGATCACCAACGACAGCCGTGGTTCTGGCGGTGCTCAGGCGGCAGGTGACGGTAGCACTGCGGCTACTGACGGCACTCAGCGCGTATTCACGCAAGCTCAGTTTGACTCAGTAATGCAGTCAATCTGGGAACAGGGTGGAAAGCCTGACGTTTGCTACTTGTCCGCATTCCAGATGAACAAGGCACTTGGTTTCGAGGGTAACAACAACCAGCGTTCAACTATTGGCGCCGCTGTTGGTGGTAACAACTCTGTCGTAAATGCCGTCGATGTCTACGTTACGCCGTGGGGAACAATCGAGTTTCAGCCTACTCGTGAGAACCGTTCGCGTGACGTATTCATCATGCAGTCAGATATGTGGGCTGTTGGTGTACTTCGTCCGACCAAGAACAGTGCACTGGCCAAGACTGGCGACTCAACTCGCCGTCAGGTTTTGACCGAGCTTACCTTGGTTTGCAAAAACGAGAAGGCTTCAGGTGTTATTGCTGACCTGACCACTTCTTAATGATACAGGGGGCTTCGGCCCCCTTTTCTCATAAGGGTTTGGAATGAAATACAAAGTAGTTATAAGCGCATTGTTCATTGATGGTGTTAAGTATCGCCGTGGTGATATCATTGAGCTAAGCAACCCAGAGCTGTACGGCGTGAAAATCGAGCCGGTTGTTGAGCCGGTTGTTGAGGCGAAGCCGAAGCGGAGAAAGAAGAGTGAAAATCTCGGAAAAATTTCACAAGATTGATGACAACAAGTTCGTTGTCGAAAACACGTACTCGAACGATCCGTATTTAGAGCGGACCCGTTTGTTGCGTGAAGCTGGCGCCGGAAAACTACCGGAGTCATGGTGCGTTGGGTCTATACCAATGCACTTGTTGGCGCAGTGGATGAAAGAAGAAAACGTGGCTTGGGATGACAAAGAAGGCCGCACGCGACTGATCATGAAGAAACTAAACGACCCCGATTTTAAGAAGCTAAGAATTGTAGAGGGTCGAGTCTAATGCCGGTCAAGAAGGTAGGTAAAAAGTACGCCATTGGCTCGGGCAAGGCGATGTATAAATCCAAGGCCTCTGCTAACAGAGCGTATAAGGCCTATCTTGCTAAGAGAGGTAAGAGCAATGACCGTTGAGCGTTCTGTCGCCAAGCTTGAGGCACAGCAGGAGGCGATGGCCTCTGACATTCATGAAATGAAATCAGCCTTGACAAGTATTGCTGATGCCCTTAGAAACCTAGCGGGTATTGAGCAACGTCAGGTTAACTTGACTGACGCCATTACAAGGGCGCACCAGCGGATTGATGAGATCCAAGCGCTCATAAAAGATGAAGTTAAAGGTCACGAGAAGCGCATACAATCTATTGAATTGAAGCAGGCCAAGGATCAATGGATCGAACGCGCGGCTATGGCAATATTGATGGGCGCCATAGGATTCTGGATTAAAGGCGGCCTCTAATGTGGCAGGCACTGATCGGCCCAGTAACCGAGCTTGTTGGTGGTTACTTCAAGCGCAGGGCCGAGGAAAAGCAGGCAACCCACGAGCGCAAGTTAGAAGTAATCAAGCACGAGGCGAACTGGGACAACATTCAGGCGACCAATGCTGGAACGAGCTGGAAGGACGAGTGGTTTACGATCCTGTTTTCTGTGCCGTTGTGCATGGCTTTCATCCCCGAGGCTGTGCCTATTGTCAGTGCTGGCTTTGAGGTATTGGAGTCGATGCCTGACTGGTATAAGGCATTCTTAGGAGCGGCGGTGGCGGCCTCTTTTGGTATTCGCACTCTGACCAAATGGAAATGAAGCGACTGATCGAGCAATTGAAGCGCCACGAAGGCGTGTCGAGGTGGGCATACGAAGATCATCTCGGTTATATCACAACTGGCGTTGGGAGATGTCTTGACCCAGAAGTCGGGATCGGCCTGTCAGACAAAGAAATTGATTACCTGCTACAAAACGATATCGAGCGATGCTACAAAGAACTCGAATGCCTGAGCTGGTTCCCCGATCTTGACCCGATACGTCAGGAGGCTCTGGTAAACATGGTGTTTAACCTTGGCCTTACAAGGTTCCTGCAATTCAAGAAGACCCTAGCCTACCTAGCCGAAGGTCGATACCCCGAAGCCGCCGATGAGATGCTAGACTCAAAGTGGGCGCGCCAAGTCAAAAATCGAGCAATCGAACTCTCCGAAATGATCCGCACGGGTCAATAAAAAGCCCCCTAGCGGGGGCCGAAAGTAGTGCACTCTTGCTACACTATGTAGCCGGATCATTACAACACAAAAATAATTTACAAAAAACACTAAAAAAGTTCATAGAAAGGTAGACACACGTCCTGTTTTTTGAGATACTTCTCTTGTCGGCGCAGGGAGCGCCATTAACTGAGAGGGAAGTAAAATGGAAAAATCAGTAAAAGCGGCAAAAAAAATGTACGACTGGGCGCTAGCGCTTCACATTGAAAAAGGCACATCACAAAGCCTTGGCCTTCTACAAAAAAGCGAGGAGAAGCTAAACAAAGCTTTAACAAAACTGATAGACAAGGCCGCGTAAGCGGCCATTCTCTGGAGGGAGACATGGACGATTTAACCAATCAAGAAGTTCAGGAGTGGGTCTACTTTGTAGGCTACACCGATGCAGAGTTTTTTTCACAACCAAGAGAGGAGAGCGATGCCTACCTACGTGGGTTTGCGGATGGCTACGCTGAGATCGCAATGCAGGGAGCAAGTTATGAAGTGTAATGGATGTGGTACAGCAGTCGTTGATAACGACAAATACTGCTGGGATTGTGCGAACACGATACTGGTCGATAACGCACGCGAGAATCCAAACTACCTTTGGGAGCTGATGATCGGTGAGTATTTACCGGCCAAGGATAGCAAGGAGGCTGTCAAGCTAATGGAATCGCGTATGAGTGACATATTCGAGGCGTGTATTGATGAGAATAAAGAGGCGCTATTTCGCGCTGTAAACCGAGTGCTTCTTGAAGAAGCGTTTCAAATTAAGGAGGGTCACAGTGACTAATTTACATATAAGCCAAAAACTTGCCGTTATTCAGCAGAAACTCAAGGCGCCGAAAGGTCAAGTGAACAAGTTCGGCGGCTACAAGTATCGCTCGTGCGAAGACATTCTGGAGGCCGTAAAACCGCTTCTGGGCGATTGTGTGCTGACCATTAGCGATGACATACGTGAGATCGGTGGGCGCGTTTACGTAGAGGCTACAGCGCGTTTAGGCGATTCCGTTGGCGGATATGGTATAGAGGTAAAGGCTTTGGCTCGCGAGCCTGAATCTAAAAAAGGCATGGATGAATCACAGATTACTGGCGCGGCCAGTTCGTATGCTCGTAAGTATGCGCTGAATGGGTTGTTTTGTATTGACGATACAAAGGATGCTGACGCAACCAACAATCATAAAGACGAGTACCAAGAGCTGTGCGACAAGCTAGCCGACTCAATCGAGGCAATTAAAACGGGTATTCAAATCGGTGACTTGGTCATGGCGAAAGAGGCTTGGGACGAACTCACCGAGGAAGAGAAAATTGGTCTATGGAAGGCGCCAAGCAAGGGTGGATGTTTCACCACAGAAGAACGGTTGATAATGAAGTCAACCGAATTTAGAACTGCAACAGGAGAGTAGCATGGAGTACGATAACACTAATCGCGGGGTTCTTTTCCGCAATGACAAGAAAGAGTCTGAGAAGCATCCAGACTTCACGGGTTCGATAGACGTGGACGGGGTTGATCACTATCTGTCCGGCTGGATAAAACAATCCAAGCAGGGCAAGAAGTTTTTCAGCCTGTCCGTTAAGCCAAAAGATGCGGTTGCGAAGCCGGCGCTAAAACAGGCCAAGCAGTTTGTAGAGGATGACTTTAGCGATGACATACCATTTTGATGTAGGGCGGTCCATACGGATCGCTCAGGCCGCTCAGAACGTGTCTAATACAGAGCTGGCTGAACGAATGGGAGTTGGCCGGAGTCGTGTTCAGGATTATCGAACGGCAAAGGATATGAAGCTGTCTACTGTGTTCAAGGTCTGCACTGCGCTAGGCGTGGACATAAAGGACTTTCTTAGTTATTAAAAAAAGCCCCCGAGGGAGGCGGGGGCGGTTGCACTGGAGGGAGTGCGGGGGTATCATTGGTGTGCGATTAACAATGATGTACGTAGTTTGCCTCCCACCAGTTGTAAGCACAACATCAAAATCGCAGAGATTAACGGGCGTTAGGCTGGGGAACCGAAGAACCCCAGAGACGGAGTTGACCCTCTCCATGATGCGCCCCGCAGGCCGAGAGCAGGTCAAGCGGATAGATGTCAAGATTCGATACGTTAATCACAGCTCGTCAGTATTAATTAACTTAGTGGTGTCCGCTAGGACATCAAAAGGGAAAGTGTGGGAGTTTAAAAGTGAGTAAATCAATGAATAAACAAGAACTACTGAAAACGCTTGACGAGCTGATGAACAGCGAGTCGATAGTATTTGTGATGGTTGTTAACGAAGACAGATTGGGGATCATTGGTAACTACCCAAAAGACGTGTTCGAGGACATTATCTTAGATCTGGCTGACGACATTGCAAAAGAGGCTCGGGAAACCGAGATTATTCACTAGGAGGTGAGTTATGAAACAGCAAGAAAGAATCCTTAGTTATTTGCAGGAGGGGAATGTTCTGACCAGACTAAACGCATGGTCCGAATTGGGAATCCTTGAGGCGCCTGCAAGAATCTCTGAACTTAAGTCGAAAGGTCACTCGATACTGACAAGCCGGAAAACGGTTTTAAACCGGTACGGCGAGAAGGTCTCGATTGCTGAGTGGAGGATGCTGAAATGAAAGAGCACGATCTTGAGCAGATTAAAGTTTTCGGGTTCAAAGATGCCGATGAATTTTATGACTTCAGGCAGACATTCGATCCAAGCTCGATTCAGGTAGAGGAGTCAATAATGTACACCGATGGCGATGACGGCTCTGCCTTGATAACCTTGTCAGATGTATTTGATGATCAAGGCTTGATGATTAGACTGATTGATTGCAACTACTGCGACTTTCACATGGGCGACCTGAGAAAGATTCAACGAAAGCTAATCGCGGAAAGAAATAAGATAGTTTACTCTGAGGAGGATGAGTAAATGCAGGTAGATCTAACAAAGAGCCAGATACGAAAAATCGTAATCAATGAGCTAATCGACAAACTTGAAAGCGAAGATAGCGAGCTAAACTTTGCAATCAAGTATACGCTACAAAAGGTATATAGATTGGGTCACACAGGGAATTCTCAGTGGGAGCTGAAAAAGAAATGATTTTAAACACTGGAGAAACATGGGAGGCAGATGATGCAGACATCATTCAATGGCAAAAAACCTATCCAAAAGTGGATGTATTCGCGGAACTTGCGAAGATGGAGAGTTGGCTCGACGCTAACCCTTCACGGCGTAAGACCAAGGCTGGTATTAAGAGGTTCATTAACTCGTGGTTATCACGTGCGCAAGATCAAGGCGGCTCTTCTCCGATACAGAGTCCTAAAAAGAAGTCTTTAAGAGACAGGTCTCACCTAGACGACCTTAGCGACATAAGTTGGCTCTCTGGCCCAGAAAAGGCTCATATGAAGGCGATTTACGAGTCTAAGTACGGGCAGGCATACGATGGCTAGGTATTCAACTGACGACCAAATAAAAGAGGTAATGAGCACCAGTTTATACAGATCTGGTGCTACATGGTCTGCGGCTGAGATGCTTGAGTTGGTTGCTACGACCAAGCACTCTAGCCGGCTTCTGGATGTCCTGAGGGAGATGCACCGCAGGGGCTTAATTAAGAGCAGTGCTCTTGGAAAGCGTAGCGAAACTTATCAGAGGGCAGGACATACATGGCTAAGACAGAGGTGGATAAGTGAGGTGGCCGAGGAGCTATGCTCGGGAGATAGTATCCCAGCAATCGCTGGACAGGCGGCGAGAGATGCTTTCAGACGTGCCAGAGCACTTGAGGGAGCTGGTGAAGAAACATGTGGAGATAGCGTATGAATCCAAAAAGCGTGTACGAAAGGCTGGTGACAGTCGGGTCAGATTGGGCGGACAAGGAGCACGCGGCAAACCTGCTAGAGGCCGCAGTTAAATCAGTTAAGGCCAAGATAGCACTACAACACAAAGACGCCGGTTGTGGTGTCGCTGAGGCAGAGATGCGAGCCGAGGCCGACTACGAGTACAGAAAACTGCGCGAGGACGCCATAGACGCCCGTATGGAGGCAATTAAGGCTAAAGTGGTGTATGATGCGGCAAAGCTATCGTTCGAGGCATGGCGAACAGAGCAGGCCAATGAAAGGGCCGCAAGTTCGTATCAGACCTAAGGTGACAATATGAATGACTGGGGTGGGCTGTTAGCGTTTTGCGAAACAGAGCGGCAAAGGCAGGTAATCGAGATGCGTTTGCATGGTATGTCTGTTAGAGAAATCGCAAACGAGATTGGAATCGCTGGGCGAAACGTACAGCAAATTTGCAAAAGGGTTAGAAATTTAGCCGCAATCAAAGGCTTTTCTCCACAGCACGATATGATTCACACGGTGCCTGATGGCTATAAGGTCAAGGGTACATCTACACTTTATAAAGACGGGGCGCCGGTCATCCAGTGGGTCAAGTCTGACGCAGACAAAGAAAGACAATTACAAATCGTCCTAGAGGCCATTGAGAACGCCTCTGAGAGCATTAAGCCATTCGAGCCAATACCTAAGCCGGATAACACAGATGAAGACCTGTGCAGTCTTCTAGTTATTACTGACTTTCATTTAGGGATGTACGCTTGGGAAGCCGAGGCAGGCGACAGTTGGGATATAAGCATAGCCAAGAGTACTTTCTTGAATGCGGTTAATGACATGATTGACGCAAGCCCAAGATCCGATGTTGGGATACTGTGCCAGTTAGGTGACTTCTTGCACTTTGATTCATTGCTACAGGTAACCCCAAGTTCTGGGCATATTTTAGACGCCGATACCCGCTACGCTAAGCTGGTTGAGTTGACTCTTGAGGTAATGACTCACGCAGTCGATCTAATGCTCAAGCATTTTGGTAAGGTGGTCGTTGTTCAGGCAGAAGGCAACCACGATATGGCCGGATCGGTTTGGCTAAGAAAGGCTATTAAGCGTGAGTATGCGAAAGAGAAGCGCCTAGAGGTCATTGATAACGAGTTCCCTTACTACGCTTACCTGCACGGCGAGATCATGCTTGGATTTCACCACGGTCACAAGGTTAAGCTTCAGCAATTACATAAGCTGTTTGCCAGCGAGCCGAGGTTCAGGTCGATGTGGGGGCGGGCAAGCCAGACCTACATTCATACAGGTCATTACCACCATGAAAGGGTGGTTGAGGACGCTGGCGCCATAGCGGAACAGCACCCAACCTTGTCAGCTAGGGATTCCTATACGGCACGCGGAGGGTGGGTTTCGATGCGCGGGGCTAAAATTATTACGTACCATAAAACAGACGGAGAAATCCACAGAACGACAGTGAGGCCAAGATGATAGCGATAATGATGTGCGATGACTGCGATGTGCAGATGGAAGAGGTGTTCAAGGCGCAGGATGATTTTAGGCTAAAGGGGTGGGTGTGCACTAGCTGTCTACACTTCACGCCGGCCATAGGGAGAGAGAGGTTATTTACTCAAAATGACAAAAAAGAAGACGATAGCCGGCCTTGTTGAGGACGCCGCGACTATTCTGCAACGGATAGTTCGCATGAAGGCCGCAGATGAGAACGGGTACTGCAAGTGCGTTACCTGCGGGAAAGTTGATCACTGGAAGAATATGGACGGTGGTCATTACATCTCTCGGACCTACACGGCGCACAAGCTATTAGAAGAGAACGTTCATCCGCAGTGCAAGGGCTGTAATCGGTTCGCTCATAAGATCCACGATGATTACGCACGGTACATGAGAGAGACTTACGGTCAGGAGTTTGTTGACTGGCTAAGCGAAACCAAGCGCCAGACAAAGAAGTATTACCGGACCGAAATCGAGGATCTGATTAAGGAGTTGAAAGAGAGAGAAAAAGAATTACACAAAAACATATAAAAATGTGCATAGAAAGGTAGACAGCACAGTAAAAGGTATCATACAATTCTCTCGTCGGGTCAGGGAGACCCACTAACTGAGAGGGAAACAACATGGATATTTTTAGAAAACACGTTTGGATGGTTTACTCGCGCCCAGTTGCGGAAGAGCGAGAGCAGATGAAAGAGTGCGGCTTACAGAATGTCGATGAGTGGACTCCAATTCTATCAAGGCCCGTTTGGTACAATCGCGCAAGCTGGCTAGCGCGTGACAAAGAAAATAAATTCACAGAAACAAAAATTGAGCGGGTCGCGTAAGCGGCCCATGCCGGAGGGAATGAAAATGTCATTACACACAGAAAACTTTGAGATTTGCTTACACGCGCCAGAGCAAGACGGAACCCAGCGCGGCTGGTTCGAGCACAACGAGCACGGCGATGAGTATGGCGGCGGCTTGTGGTTCAAAGGTAACGAACTCGTTGACTACGATGGGATTGGCGGCTACCTGCCGAAAGAAGTGCTCGATGCGCTTGAGGCCATTGGGTTTGATGTTGACGAGATGAGACCAACACTGGAGGATAATGAAATGATTATACCGTCAATGAATCAACAAAAAATGCGCTTAGCAGACGAGAAGGCAGAAGCGCGCGCAAAACTTGCATGCGATGAGCTGAGCGCGATTGGTGTAGACGCAGTCTGGTTGCTTGGTGCCGTTGCCAATCCAAACCTGTTCTTTGTTGTTGCTGTAAATAAAGACTCTGAGCAAGTCGCAAGCGTAGAAAGTGTGCTAAACAAGCACCGTTTACACTCAGAGTTTTACAGCAATACCGTAGTCAAAGTTTATGGATATTAGGCACATGAAGCGCTATCAAATCATTCTGGGCGCTGTCGGTTTTCTGACAGTGCTCGGCTTAGTGGGAACGGGAGACATGCAGGAGGCTCAAGCTCAGGAGCGTGTCTACACCGATATGGTGTGCAAGGGATACTGGCCAGATTACGAGGGGAGGAAACCAAAGTGCCAAGAATCAAACTCACAGACGATCAAGTCAGAGAAATAAGATCGAACCCAAGGGGTCTGCCGGACCGAAAGCAGGCAGAGAAGTTTAACGTACATAGGAATACGATATGGCTGATTCGGAATGGCTTTCAGAGAGCAAGCGTCAAGTAAGTGATAATGTTGGCGTTTTGGTGTACACTTGTACCAAGTCTCAGGCGCGGAAGATCCAAGCGTTACGCAGGAAAGGATACCCGTACAAGACGATAGCGGCAGAGCTGGGCAGGTCAGCTACAACGGTTGCCCGATTCGACCGATTACTTGAAAAGTACAGTATAGATGTTTTTGCTGACGACAGATGACCGAGGAGGTCGTTATGTACGTGGTGGAGATGGTAGATCGGAACACTGGTGCATCTGAGTATATACTCGGCGTATATACAGACAACGAGCATGCTCAGTATGCTACATGGGTTGAGGAGGCTGTGGCGCCGGCTGAACTGGTTCCACGGGTCAGCTACTTTGAGCTGGATTACATTGATCCCGTTAAACAAGATATGTGGGAGGATTACATTGAAGACTGACGAGGAGTGGATCGAGTTGATGGCGTGGCTACTAATGACTTTGCTTTGCGTCGTAGTCGGAAGCGCGCTACTCAATTGGACACTATAGTAAACATATAAGTATATATATTATCCAATATAAGATACAAATATGTTTACTTTTCTGTAGAAAGTGCTAGGTAATGACTTATAAAGTAAACAAATTAATGTATTTTGGCGTAAATAATACATAAATGTGTATATATGGCGCAATTGTGGCGCAATTATGGCGCAATATGGCGCAATTATGGCGCAGAAAAGCTACATTTATGATGTATAACTGTGTAGCAATCTCCGCGTTAAGTGCGTCTAATTCGGAATAAGTGTGCGTATAATTCGGAAAGGGAGAGTGAGTAATGACAGACGCAGAGATTAATCTTGCGATTGCTAAGATTGAATTTGCAGGAAAAGAGCTATCTCAATGTGGAGATCACGTTGACGTACGCTTAGGCGCTGGTGATTACACTTGTGTTGATTACGTCAACGACTGGGAAAACATAGGGCCGATCATTGAGCGTGAAGGCATCGGGCTAACATCGCTAGTTGGTGGTTGGATTGCAAATATAGGTTACAAATTTTCATGCGAAGAAGACACACCAACCAAAGCGGCGGCGTTGTGTTATCTCAAAATGAAGGGAGTTGAGTAATGGACGACATAATTGAATACTGCTTTTATCAATCTGGCCTAACATCACAAGGATGCTGGGACGATCTTGACGACTACGCAAAAGAGTCGATTGAGCGATTTGCTAGACTGCTTGTGCAAGAATGCCTCGCCGAAAAGAAAGAGCGTGAAATTGCACTGCAAGAGTTGGCTGATCAGGGGCAAGAGTGGGAGCTGGAGTAATGGTATACCGAGACAAAACATTTTGTTCAGAGTCATTCCGTTGCGGCACAGAGACATGCCAGTGGTGGATTGATTATGAAGTGGATACAGATGGTGAGGCGCTCTCACTGGCAAAGCACAGGCGCGAAGGATGCGGCTGGTCACCTGTTGGCCAAATAGATATGGAGGACGCAGATGATTGAGTCTATAGCCATATGGGTATTAGCAAACGCTGTTGTGGTCCTTGTGTGGGCTGGGCTATGTTATTACTGGAGGAACGATGGGCAAGGGAAGTAAGCAAAGGCCAACAAATAAGCTAAGCTTTGATGAGAACTTTGACAGAATATTCGGAGGGAGAAATCGTGTACAATATCAAACAGGAAATCAAGAAAGCGAATCGGGACGCCGACATGGCACTGATGCGAGTCCAAGTGAAGGTCATTTTACGCCATGTCAGAACGTTCCTAACAAGGAGTAGACAGTGGCTAGAACAAGGGCGCAAGAGAATCAGCAGATACGCAAAGAGGCTTTACGCGAGTACATTAAGGAGCGTGGGTCAGTTCAGTATCTATTTGATCTCATCGAAAAAATCGAAGAGCTAGACCCTGATTCATCGACATTTACGAACGATCTTCAGAAGAACAAAGTGGCACTCGATGCTCGCATTAAGATGATAGGCAAGTATATGCCAGACCTGAAGGCTCAAGAGCTTGATCTAACATCGAGTGATGGCGCAATGCACATGCCTACGATCATTGAGTTGATAGCAAAGCATGAACGCGAGGATTGAGCTTCCGCCTAAAATAGTTGACCTGTTCAATGGCGAGGCTCGTTACCGTGTAGCGTATGGCGGCAGGGGGTCAGGTAAGACTAGATCGTTTGCATTGATGTCTGCTGTATACGGTTATAAGTGGGGCATGTCAGGCAAGCAGGGTCAGATACTCTGTGCTCGTGAGCATTTAAACTCGTTGGATGAGTCATCACTCGAAGAGGTCAAGTCTGCGATTAGGTCGGTTGACTGGCTCGACGCTTATTATGAGATCGGTGAGAAGTTCGTTAGGTCGAAGGATGGTCGGATCAATTACGTGTTCGCTGGTCTAAGGCGAAACCTAGACTCGATCAAGTCAAAGGCTAGGATCATACTGGCTTGGGTAGACGAGGCTGAGAACGTATCCGAAGGCGCATGGCAGAAGCTTATCCCTACGGTTCGAGAAGACGACTCCGAGATCTGGGTCACGTACAATCCAGAGTCAAAGCATTCGGCTGTACACCAGCGTTTTAGAGTGGCGCCAAGTAACGATGTAAAGATCTGCGAGATCAACTGGCGTGACAACCCGTGGTTCCCTGATGTACTAAACCAAGAGCGGCTGAACGACAAAGAATTAAGACCGGATGTCTATGATCACATCTGGGAAGGCGAGTTCCTGATACACGTAGAAGGCGCCTATTACACCGTAGAGATGCGAGAGGCTAACGCTGAGGGCAGAATAGGTCCGGTGCCTTATGATCGCTCTGTGGGCGTTGTGACGGCTTGGGACTTAGGTGTCGGTGACTCTACAGCGATCTGGTTCGCTCAGATGGTAGGCCCAGAGGTCAGGCTGATTGATTACTATGAGTCATCTGGTGTTGGATTGGATCACTATGTGTCTGTTCTCAATTCGCGGGGATACAACTACACCGATCACATTCTGCCGCATGACGTTCGGGTTCGAGAGCTGGGTACGGGCAAGTCAAGGTTGGAGACATTGGATGCGCTTGGCGTGAGGCCGATTACAATCGCTCCACAGCTCATGGTGGACGATGGAATACAAGCGGTCAGGTCTATGCTTAATCGCGCTTGGTTTGACGCTGAGAAGTGCGAGAGGGGCATTGACTGTCTCAGGCAGTATCGAAGGGACTACGATGAGAACAACAAGTCGTTCAAGGCAAGGCCATTGCATGACTGGTCATCTCACGGCGCCGATGCTATGAGGTATCTTGCGGTTGGGTTCAGGCCGCTAAGTAACTGGGGCGATCCTATACGCAGGAATTTAAAGGGCGTGGCTTAATGTGGTACAATCACGAGACTATTGATCACGGTGTTTGTTATGGCAAAGCGTAAAGCACTCGGCCTTATTGATGAGGCTGTCGAAGGCGTTAAAGATCTGCTGTTTATGCACAACACCAGCGCCAAGAAGCTTGCGAGACAGGAAGCCATAGGCGGCCTACCGAATCCTTCAATTGCGGTGACTCAGAAAGACATTCCATTTGAGGGCTTTGGCGAGATTACTCTGGTAGGGAAACCGGACAGGTTTGATCCTGCGCTTAAAGGAAATCCGCTTTACTCTGCTGACGCTTATACGATCAGAGCGCCATCGCCGGTTAGGCTTGCTAAGTCAAGTGCTACCAACGACTTCGATAATGACTTTAGGGCGTATAGGGAGTTCGGGAACGTAGACGACCCGTCTTACAATTTATCTCAGCTAAAGTATAAGTCTAATGCTAGCCCATACGACTATGCTCAGGTAAGCGATTTTCTCGAGTACAATACAGCCGCAAGCGTTAAGTTCTTCAATGATATTGGCGTTGATGTTCCAAGGAAGCGAGACGGTGACGTTGATCTCTACGCTCTGAGCGAGCTGAAAATGCAGTACGCAGATAAGTTCGATGAGTGGAAAGATGGCTTGATGAGCAAATACTTCGAGCCAGATGAGTATTTCGTTACCAATCCTGATTACGACAGATACAGCGAAAGACCGAACCTGAAGCCATACACTGCTGAGAATCTATCTAAGTGGATGAGCAAGAATGCTGGAGCTGGCAAAGAAAGCACCATGACGTTTGGGGCTGGCAACCTACGAGCATCAACGACAGAGCAACTCAAGAGCCTTCAGGATGCAAGGCAGAGAAAAGGTCTGTTGCAGTCTGGGGAAGAGGTTTCTGTCGCCAAGAGCACAGCTAACGAAATACTGTCTGACTTACAGGATTTGCTGAAAAAGTATTACAAATACGAAACTGGATCTTTTTATTACTTTGACGAAGTCGGCAAAATGATTGCTGAGTCAGAGAAAATTGGGATAGATCAGGCATTAAAAAAGTTTGATTTTGAAGATGTGCCTAACGACATTAAAAATGTAATAAACGAGTATCGAGATTACCTTCGATCTGCGCCAACTGAATACTTTGAATCAAAGCCTGAGCGTGCTGTACAGATGTCCGACTTTGCTGGAGCAATAGTTCCAGAGAATACGCCAAAAGGTTTGATTGACCGGCTAACAGATGCTGGCCTTCAGGTAGAGAAATATGGTGATGAAGCTGAGCGTGTTGCCGCAAGAAACAAATTTAAAGATTACATGTTTGTGCGCCCAGAGGCCGCGATAACGGCAGGGCTATTAACTGCCGGTGCATTAACTTCAAAGGATGTAGAAGCCGGCGTATTATCTGCTGGAACGAAAGCGGCACGATCAATAGGCGATGAGGTCAAGCGCCTTGTTGACATGGGATACCCAGAATCTGTTGCTCAGCGTATAGCATCTGGCGAGCTTCCGATGGATTACGCCAGTATTGTACAGAGGGCGAAAGAGCAAGGATACGGAGACATTACTGATCCTGCTAACCGCTTTTATCATGGTACTAGTGCAGATATAAGAGAAATTTTAAATTCAGAATCTGGTGCGCTTGGTGGTGAAGGTGTGTACATAACTCCGTCACCAGAAAAGGCAAGCGGATACGCGCAGATAGCAGAGCGCATACTGCATAGAGGGACTTCTCAAAACGTCTTGCCTTTGGTAACAAATATAAACAACCCGTATCACTTTGAAGATTATTCCAATATCCCAATAGGCGGAATAAACGATGAGCTTTTAAGGAACTTGGGATACGATGCTCTTTCGGTCAGCAACAAAGGCGGTCCGGTTGAAGAGCTTAAGGTTCCAAGTAACAGGGTTCGCTCAGTTAACGCCGCATTCGACCCTGAGTATGTTGGACCGAACATATTGGGCAATGCCAATCCAATGTTATTAGCCGGCCTTGCTGGTGGCTCATTGTTAGGTGCCGCTGTAATGCCAAAAAATGCGGAGGCAGGTCCATTGAAAAACGTATCCAAACTACGCAATGTATTCCCAGCACCACAACGATTCTTTGACCCAGAAGACAAGGCATTTAAGCCATTCTTAGGACAGCAGTTTGAGCCGCAGGCTGGCGGTAGATACTTGCAGATGGGTGATGGCGCACCAAAAGACATTACAGGTGAGTATCCCAACTACGGACTGTTATCGGTAAGCCCAGAAGGTAAACCGGCGTTTCAGGTATCGGATGCGCCGGCTGAGGCTGGAGCCAAGACGGGAAGAAAGATCAAGACAAATCTATTCAAGCGAAAGGCTGGATGGAAGTGGACTCAGGCCCCAGAAGGGTTCGATCCAGATCCCGCTGGCGACTTTCCATTGATCTCAGTTCAAGACGGCAAACAGCATTATTACACGCTGTCTACCGAGTTCCCTGAAGGCGTAGAGCTGACACGCTACGAAAAGTCTGCTACCGAACCAAGACTGAGACCTACTCGACAGGGAGCGGTTGAGCTGGGGAATGTTGTCGGTGAGATCTCGGTGCGCGGCAAGAAGCATCCAGTGTACGACAGGGCTACAGTAAAAGGCGTTGCCGGCGCAGGAATGGCTATTGGCACAGCAGGGCTTACGGTTGGCTCTCAGGACGTTGACGCATCTCTATTGGGTGTTGGTTCTACTATTGGCAAAAAGGCAGAGGATATGCTCGGCATGGCGATGACCATGCGAGACCGTGGCGTAGATCCTGCTGAGATTTGGAATAAGACCGGCTGGGAATTCAACGAGTATGATGGCCGGTGGCGAACAGAGCACAGCAACTACGAGAGCACTAAGATCAACATGCCTGAGCAGGCCGGTGTTTATCCGATTACTGACGTGGTAGATGATCCAGACTTGCTCGGCGCTTATGACAACGATGAAAGCGCAAACAGAGTAATGGATACGTATGGCCTTGATACGGCCATGAACAGGAAGCTCAGCTCACTCAAGGTTGAAATAACTCCAGAGCTTGCACCAAATGAAGCCATGCTCGATGGCCCATTAATTCGAGTTGGTCAAGGCACGAGCCCAGAACAGTTTAGGGCTACCATTCTGCATGAAATGCAACACTCCATTCAGGAAAACGAATCATTCGCTGTTGGCGGCAACGAGGATTTGTTTAGAGACCGAAGGGACGCATATCAGTCGGGTGAGTTTGGTGAAAGCAAGCAGTCGGTAGAGCGCAAGCTTGGCATTATCCGCGATGTTATAGCCAACCCGCCGCAGGATGCTTCTATTCAGCAGATGTCAGAGCTTTACAGAATGCTGGATCGAGGAGAAAACAAGTTAAGGGCGATGAGCGCATACGAGCGTGATTCATTGCAGGGCCAGAGATCTCCGTATCAAATGTACGAAGCAATGATGGGTGAGGTTGAGGCTAGAAACATAGAGGAGCGAGATCAGCCTCGCGGCCTGATGCGAGAGTTCATGCCTGAGTCAACCGAGGACCCAAGATTCCCGCGCAATGAGCAGGTTGTGATGGATCGCTCTCTCAGCCCGTACTTAGATGAAGATATGGAGGTTGTTCCATACAGACAGCCGCTAGACATTAACTATCCTAGACAGGTGACCGTAGGCGAAGCCAAGACACCAGAGGCTAATTACAACCTTCTTGACGCTGTAGTTCCGGCTGTAGCGGCGGCGTATGATTACGGGGATGGAGCTAACTTCCCAGTTCGCCCAGCACAAGGCTTGTTGGCGCCTGAGCCTAAACCTGAGACCAAGCCTGAGCCAATGAAGCTAGACACAACGATGGTTCCTGCTGGCGTTCCTATCAACCCGTATACATTCATGATGTCTACCGGAGCAGATCAGGGCGAGGCGGCTCGATACGTTACGGATGCCTACACAAACATTGCTAGGGGCGCAGG